CAAACAACTTCATCCCGTCATATGTGTTTGGGAGCCACCCCTGAAACCACCACCCATCACTGGCCTAAATGCCGGTGACGGTGGCCGACTGGACACCCCTGAGCTCAACCACGTATTCAATCGTGACCGAACCAATCAACGTGTTGACAAGGGTCCCGACGGTTGCCCAGGCAATGCATCCCTGCACACAACGGTTGATCTCCTCCAAAGAAGTTGGAGACTCACGGTTGATGGCGAATGACTTGTGCCGTGGGACAAGGGCCACATTGTAGTCAAGAGGCTCCCACACTGGCGTGCCGCGACCCCACTTGGTGGTCTGGGCAATGCCGGCGATGGCGGCCTGAGTGTAGGTGTTCAGTCGAATATTGTTGATCATCTCAACATTATCGAAGAAACCTATCCAGACTTGACCCGGAGTAGTGGTGCCGCATGCAGGTGTGTACCTGATGTGGAGGCTCCTGATGACATACTCCTGGTAATTGTAGCCTATAAGGGCGGCAGGATCCGCTGTGCCGGTATTGGACCCGGCAGCGATGTAGTAGCTGCCATAAGTGGTAGCTACAGCCGTCGTGGACAATGAACTAACCTGGTAACGCGAGCGCACAATCGTGGACTCACCCCCAGTGTTGGCTTTGATGCGGTTACGAGGAACACGTGCCATGCGCATCAGGGCCTGGCCGCGCTTGTTTTGCTTCTGCTTATTAGGCATAATGGGTTCGTATTGCTAGCTTGTACTTGGTAGATGTCTACCAGGGGAGCATTGGAGTCATATTCTATGTCGGGCCATTGTTGCTCGATGGTGGCTTGAAGGTCTGGGTCGATGCCAAACGCAAGCCAAAACGAGTGCCTGGCACGCGCGTCAATACAAGAATGTCTGACGCCGCGGGCCATATAACCGAGGCCGGAATCATAAACATGCTCGACTGCCCCCCCAGTGGCAGCTACACCATGCTTCCTAATGGCGGTGTAAAACGATTCCCAGACAGGTACACCGCGGGTTAACTCGTAACCGCACGTGCCAATGGCGTCACGCCAAGCATCGAAGCTCTTTTCATTGTCCCAACTCAATAGGGACACGCAATCCTTAGACATAGCTGTCCATGGGTTGCGAACCATACGCCAACCGCTACTAAGTAGCACAGGTTGGCTCTGGCAGAACTCGATGCGCTCGAACACATCGACAGTGGGTTCACGAGTTAGCTTAAAACCAAAATCAGTGAACCACTGGTCGATGCCGTCAAGCCTATGGAGATCACGGTGTTCTAGAACAAGAACACAGTCATCACCATTATTGGATAAACGCGCTTGGACCCCGTGTTGTTCGAGGTAGCCCAAAACGATGCAAGACATGATGAGACAATTACCCATGCCGGTGTTAATATCACCAGACATGCGACAGCCTTCCACCACGTACTTGACTAAGGAGTCGCCAACACGGCCGAAGCCATGGTTGACCATTTGCCAGCTAAGCAACTGACGGAGCTCTTTGGAATGAAACACAGCGTTGTAGACAGAGTGTTCGAATGCTAGAGCGGCTTGACTCACGTGTTGGTCAAACCGGCTGGCATCGAGACCAACTGCCACAGGGCGGTGGAAACTATCCCAGTTTCTCCTAAGTTGCTCAGCGACTTGGTCAGCATTCAAGCCTTTTAGCACAACATTGTACCCAAAAGCAGATGCAAACCCGTGGACCAGTTCCGCCTCAAACAACTTGAGGTAGCGACCTACCTCCAAGTTGTAACGAGGGGAGCGGGGCTGGATCACTCGTGGTGCGGGGTCACCTTTTGCTGAGAAGTTAATCTTCTCGGCCTTAACAAATGTGCTAACATAAGCGTCACTACGGCGAATCGGTTTCAGGACGAGACTCTCCGCGGCCCTGCTATAGATTTGTTGCTTGCGACCGTGGTATAGTGCGGCATAACCGTCACGAGGGACCACGGTGGTCGGGGACAACTTCTGTAACAGCTTGGACTTAACCAAGGCCAGACGTTCGAACACATTTGGAAGGGGTTTCCTAGGGGCTTCCAAGACCCCATCCGAGACGGTGTAGAGCACCCTCTCGGCCACGCCACGAACTAAATTAGCCAGACTTGAATTGTGGACCCCGTACACAGCTCCAGACCCGAACTGTGACAGCGATCTCACAAAACGTGTTTTCCCACCCTTATCGCCCCCACTAATGGTGATGCCTGGGCACCCGCTGCGATCAACGCGGGTGTCCACACCAATGGAGTAGACAGGGCCTCCTCAAGCAGTTCCACCGGTGCGGCGCATCCTACGATACGCCGCACTCTTGCGGATGAGGGTGAGCTGCTCATCAGCAGTGGACTGCAAGAAGTAAACATCAACACAGATGGCGAAGTAATAGCTGATGTGCGTTGGGCGCATGCCGTGGTTCTTCATGAACCTACGAACGACATCAGACACCACCATACGGTTGGCGGACGAGTCCGTGAGACAGCCAAGCTCGGTGCGCAAATGCGCAACTGCCAGACGAACAATGGCAGACTGTCCGAGGTTGGGTAACTGTCCAGGATCTTCAGCATCAGAATACTGGTCGAGATACTCGTCGCGCCACAACCGCACCACCCGGCTCCAGGTATCCTCCCTGGGCCACAACCACCATGTCACCAGCGAGACAAACACCAACCCACTGATGACAAGCACAACGGAGGTATAATCAATGGT